TAACGAGCGCGCATTGCAAAGATAAGACCTGTTGGAGCGGTCATTGGTTGAACGCCTGCGATGTCGTATGCAACAACATTAGGCATTGCACGACGAACGAGTGAAATCATTACTGGATCATAACCAGCAAAGTTTCCTGCTGCGCCGACTTGACCTGTGGTGAAGTTACCACCGATACCGACTGGACCCATGGTGTTTTCGAAAAGACCCATTTGTCCTGATGCTCTTTCTTCTTGCATTGCCTTAATTTGGTTTTCAAGAAGAACTGCGGTGACTCGTCTCTTGTGTACATCACCGATGTTTGGTAATGCATCGTGGTCAAGAACTGGTCCCCACTTTTCAACTAGTAGGTCATATAGTGCGGGTGAACTGTTTGTAAAATCTAGTGACATTTTTTTCTCTCCTATTTCCTTTTTTATATTTAGTTATTTAAATAATTCAGAACAATCTGTCCTTTGATGATCCTGTATTTAAAATGTTTTGAATGCGTGAATTAACTGGGTTCTCATGTCCTGAAATTGCTGGTTTGATTGGATTTCTTGACTTTGAGATTGATCTAATGGTTTGAGCAATATTTTCAACGATTGGGTTTGAACCAACATATTCGTTAGTTACAAATGATCCTGATGATTCATTGAGTTCAACCTGAGAATTTTGTGTATTTTCTTTGATTTCCTCAACAGCATCTTGTGATGTTCTGTTTCCAAAGTATGACTCCTTAAGAAGAGCAACCTTTTGGCGATATTGATCTACATTTGAAAACTCAATACCTTCAGCGAGTGAAGCGAGTCTCTCAACTTGAGTGTCTGCAAGACCTTCTGCTTCATTGATGAATGCTTCAGCACAAAGACGAGCAGTGATCTCGTTTTTGAGTGCCATGTTTTCCTTGATTAGACCATTGACATTTTCTTGAAGTTCTGAATTTGCTTCATAGAGGTCGTCAAGAATATTGTATTTTTCTTGTGGAACATCGATGAATGATGTTTCAAAGAGTGACTTTAGACCGTTGATAAAGTTTTCTGCAATTTCGGTACGAAGACCATTTTCAATTGCAACTTTATTGTTTTCCATCCACTCTGAGATGACATAGTTGAGATAACCGTCAATGTGCTCAACTAATTGATCTTGCTGTGAACCGACTTGTTCTTCAATTACTTCTTTAGCAGCTGCAAGAATGTGTTGTTCGATAATTGCAACTTTTTCATTGATTGCTGCTTCAAAGATGGTGGTTGCCTTAAGTTTGAATTCTTCACTTAAGTTTTCACCGTCAAAGAGGTTTGCTAAGTAATCTACCTCTTCCTCTTGCACTTGTTGCTGTGCAAGTGGTTTAAAATATTGAGGAATTACTGCTGCATTTGGATCTGCAACAGGTTCGGCAATTTTAGCACCTTTACCTTCTGCATCCATATACAATTGGGTTGATGAGTATTCTGCGTATGGGTTGTTCTGTTCTGGCATGTTTTTCTCCACTTTTTCTAAAAACTATTTAGAATATTTAATATTTAGACTAACATTTGTCTTTTATCTATGATTTGTTCGATCTTGCTAAATTTGCCTGTCTTCTTAAGTGAGAAGATGTCCTAGTTTTTACACCGTCAACTTCTATGATAGGATCTGCTTCATCTCTTGCTTTTTTATATTTCTCCATCAATCTAGAATAGTTCTGATCCATTTCTCTGATTTTTGGATTAAATTTATGAAATCCTTTGATTGATTTTATTATTTTATTTCGCTCTTTAAACTGTTTGTCTCTTATTTGCCAATCTCGGACATGTGCTCCCCATAATGGATTTGGTTCATGCCCTTTGGCAGTTTTTACAGTCATTTGACTAACATCTAATATAGGTTGTTGCTTTGGATATTCATTTATTACTGTTTTTATTTCAGTTGGAGTCATTCCTAAATGTTCAGCATAAATTGGAAATAAATGATCCTGCTTGCGTCTTTTCATTGCTTGATAATTTTGTTCAGCAATGGCAGCAGATCTTTCGTGATAATCTGCTTGTATGCTTAGAGCAATATCTTTACCTATTGCTGCTACCTTATCAAAAAATCCTTCATTTAGAAGTTTATTTTGCAATGAAAGTTTTTGATATTCGTTTCGCATCACAGTCTTCTCAAAAAGTCAGAAAATGCTCCGATAGCGGTTTGTTCAAATTTCTTGCTTGGTGCTTTTTTGAGTGCTCTTTCGTATTCGGCAATCTTTTGTTCAACCAAGATACCGTTATTCCAAATCCACTCTTTTCCTTCGAGGATGCCATCAACGAAAGCGTTTGGTGCTGAAGGATCAGCAACAATATCAATTGCTGCCAAAGTAAAATCTTCTTTTACATAGTTCACACCATTTCGCGTTTCAAGACTTCCCATTCCTCTTGAAGAAACCCCTAATTTAGCACCAGCATCAATTAGGTTCTTGACGATTTTACCCATCGGGGTGTCGATTATTTTTGCTTCTCCAATTACTTGTTTTCCACTTTCTTTTAGGGAAACAATCATATGTGAGACACGATCCAAGTTTACGGTTGGACCAGATGGGTGATTTAATTCTCCGAGAGCACGGTTTTTGTTCACATATTCATTGATGTAGCGTTTTGTTTCTTTGATTAGAATTTTGCTCTCGTATATACGACCGTTGCGATTCTTAGTATCGCTTTCCATCATAACACCACGAAGTTTATAGGTCTTACCTCCGTGAGTAGACTCTACTAATGCTTCAAGATTGTCTACAGTTTCTGTGATAAGTTTCATTGTGGTGTTTCCTTATTTTTAGCGATCTTCTTCTTGATCTAAATCGTAATCTTCGTCGTCTGACTGTTCTGATGGATCGGTTTCATCCATCATGGTATCTAAGAGTTCGTTTGCAACATCAATAACTTCTTCTTCAGTTAGTTCAGCACCAATTGATGCTTCAATCTCTTCAACCAATGCTTTGAGTTCTGCTTCAAAATTAGCAGTAAAGTCAACATCTTCTTTCTTCATCTTTGACTCCTTTGCTGCCTTCTTCATTGGTTCTTTCTTATTTCCATCTTTGTCTAGATCAAGGAAATCTGGTTTTTCTTTCTTACCTTCGTTAAAGATGCTTGGAGCAAAATTGATAAGTTTCTCTTCAAGTGCTGCACTCATTTTTTCGGTAAGTGCTTTATTGATGAGTTTTTTTGCTTGGTAGACATCTTCATTGATGAGTGCTTTGACAATATTTTCGTTTGACATATTTTTCTCCTAATTTATATATTATTTATTATTGTTGCTGTTCTTCAGGATTCAGCAGTCCCATTTGCTGCATTTGTAATTGTTGCTGTATTTGTTTCTGCCTATCCTGCTCTATTTCCATATCCATTCGTGCAATCTCTTCATCGGTCTGCTTAAGTATATTTTTACGGATGTAATTAGTGGAGAAGAATATGCCATTATAATTTCCAAGAACATTCAACATATTCACACGCTCACTGAGAATTTCATTTTCTTTTAGTTCTGTGAAGTATGAGTCTTTGCTATAAACGACGGAAATATCTTGGTAGATCTTTGACCAGTCGTCAATGGTCATAATTCCACGAAGAATGCATTGCTTCTTCAAAATGTCCAAGAACATGTACGAGAAGCGATTCTGTAATCTTTCTATGAACTTATAGAACTTTACTTCGTCGCGAGTAATTTCGCTACTACGACCCAAATTAAACCCAGTCTGGACTTCCATTCGGGTGAGTGGAACATTTAGTGCTCGGTAGACCTTACGGAGCAAATATTCAACATCGTCCATCTCTCCTAAACTCTGACCTCCTGGTAAGGTTTGAATTTCGGTTCCCTTGCCACCCTCTCTACGAGGCAACCAGTAGTCCTCAAGCATTGACATATGATTTCTTTGGTCTTTAATGTCACCTGTAGAAGAATCATATGTCAATTTATTGCGATAACGAGTCATTAAATTCTTAATGTACTCTTCTGCCTTTTGCTTGGGTAGGTTTCCAACATCAATGTAGAATACTCTACGCTCAGGAGCACGGGCAATTCTATAAACAACCATAGCATCTTCTGTCTGACGAAGCATGTTCAATGGACGAATTGCTTTATGTAAAAACCCTACAACTCTTTTTGATGTCTGGTCGATAAGACCAGAGTGGCAATAAGTAATAGAGTCTGGAGTTATTTTTACTCCCTGATTTGATGTTGTTGCTGTTGCAACATTACTTACTTCAAAATCAGTATACACATAATATTCTTCTACTTTTTTAACCAGAGGAACTGTTGTATTGTTTACTCTTTTTAGTTCTTTTTGAACTTTACGAACTTTTCTAATTTTAATAGGATCAATAGCGCGTAGTTCAACGATTCCTTTGTCTGGACGATTCACATCAATTATATTTTGAAAATAAAGTCTACCATCTACATACCATCTTCTAAAGATGTCGTAACCTCTATTTTTAAAATCTAACAAGTTAAGAATATTATTAAATTCTTCTTGAACCTTGCTTTTAATATTATCAGACAACTCTGTTTGATTTAAATCCAATCTTACAGAGATATTTGTTTTATCAAAAGTGACTGCTTGAGTTACTATATCCTCAATTGCCATATCCACTTCGGGATATAGTGACATGCTTCTATACTGACGAATGAGAGCATTCTCATCCATATAAGAACCACCAAAGTCATAGACGGAGGACATAAATCCTCCAGTCTCCATGACCTGAGTTCCATCATAATTTTCAGGAGCAGTAAAAGAAAGGGTTGACGGTGTTGAACCCGTCAATCCTCCTTCGGGTGGAATTACATCTTCCCGTTTACCAAATGAAAAACCAAAAAGATCAAAAAATGCCATCTATATTTTCCTTATTGATATGGTTCCCAATAATCAAATGCCATTTGCACTGTATATTCTGAGAATGAGTCAGATACATCATAATTTAGAGTAATTGGACCAATATCCACTGGCCAGCAATTCTTAAGTTTAACTGCTTTGTTAAAGTTTGAAGGTGACTGTGTATTGTCTGGAGTGGTAGAAGTTCCTGGAGTGACATCGCTATAACGAATGATCCAGTCTGATGTTAAATTATAATTTAGAGTGTGTTCATTTCTACCATCAAGTTCTTCCATCCATGCTTCAAAACCTGTTCTTAGATCTTTTGCTGGAATGTTTGAATCATAAACTTGAATAACCCAGTCGGCGTATTGTCTTTCACCGCTGAACTTTACAATTCTTCCCTGCCATGCAATGTTGATTGAACCAATGGTTGAACCAGGAAGATCCGCTCCCTTTACATAAATGAAGAGGTCACTTAAATCTGGTGAATTGACACCAGATGGCCATCGGGTTTCTACCACAAATCGGTTGGGTCTTACCCCGAAGAAATTATTTCTAAATTCGTTTAATGTTGGCATTTCTATACCTCTTTATTTATCTATTAAAGTGTTGATGAAAGATCTTTATTTGTCAAAGTAATTAGTACATAATTGATCGAAGTTATTGGTTTGATTAATATGTCAGCAACAAATTGATTTGCTTCGATTACTTCTGGAGTATTATTTGATGTGTCGCAAATGACTTTATATTCTTGAATACCTCTTTGTGCTACGATACGATCAAGAAATCCTTCAGCAGCAATCTTGAATCTTGAGCGAGTAATTGCATCATTTTGTTCAAAGAGAATGGAACGAGCAACTGGTGCTAGTGCTTTCTTAACATACATGAACAGTCTAGAAACATTGATTCTTGAAAGTGTTGAAGTGTCTGTTTCTCCAGTCTTATCACCGTAAAGTAAAGTTCCTTCTCCAGCAAATGTAACAGCAAAATTAACTCCACTGTCATATAAAATATCTTGACTTTCATTTCCAACTGGATATTCTAATCTTAAGACATTTAAAATTCTACCTCTTCTTGCTCCTGCTGGAGAAAACCATGGATAAAAATCTCTATCGGTACGAACAATACAACCAGCAACATCTGGTGTTAGATTTGTTGTTATAGTGTTTGTTCCTGTTGAATTTAAATGAACTTTACTTCCATACATTCTTACATATTCTTTAGAATTAGTTCCTGATGGAATACCAGATAAAAGATCACTTTCTGTAACTACGGTACTACTAACCCCAGGAAAACTAACAATTCCAATTACTGGTCTATCATCAGAAGATCTATATTCAACAATAGTAACTATAGAATCACTATCTTTATGAAAAATTACATCGTATTCTGCATCTTTAAATGCACTTGATGGTGTAGTAATTGTAGATGTTTTAAATCCAACATAACATCCAGATCCATATTGTAAAAAATTATGAACCTGCCACCATTCGGGTTTAAACTCGCTACTCCAATTTGTTGTAGCTGCTGATGCATCTTCTACGGTACTTGTGTATGTTCCATCAATTATGGATGCTGCACATTTACCAACACTATAAAAAGTATTACCAGCAGCAAAAGTTGGTCCATTTTGCATTCCAATAATTCTATCATTTAACCTTGCAAACCAATTATTTAAGTTTGAAACAAACATATATCCTTGTTCCTGCTCTGCTGTAGTTCCTAAAAATGAAAGTGCAAGATATGGACTATACATACCACCGTTTGTAGATGAGAATCCTTCGGTTACTGGAACCACTAAAGATTCGTCGTTAATTCTAAATGTAACATTTGGTCTTGACATTTTTACCTCTTTATTTATCTATTAAAGTGTTGATGAAAGATCTTTATTTGTAAGTGTAACTAGCACATAGTT